ATTTAAGCCTCAATATCTTTAGCTTTCTGAGCTACTTCATCAATAGAACCCACATTGAAGAATGCGGCTTCAGGGTATTTGTCCATCTCTCCGCCGATGATATACATAAAGCCCTTAATTGTTTCAGAAAGAGGTACATACTTACCCTTAAGTCCTGTAAACTGCTCTGCTACATGGAACGGCTGAGATAAGAATTTCTGGATCTTACGGGCTCTCGTTAACTTCTTCTGTGAAGCAATATTCTGGCTTATAAATGTCGCTTTATAACGAGGTGAAGCAAATGACTTACAAAGAACTGAATAGCTTGTTTTATATCCGCAAGCGCATAAAGCAACTTCGCCGCCGTATTATTGAGCTGACTAACGAGGACGGTCTGAAGGGAGCAAATTATGACGGTATGCCGCACGGCTCCGGAGTGTCCTCACCGGTTGAGAACATCGCATTGAAGAAAGCGGAGTTGATTGAGCAGTACAACGCTACACTTGAAACGGAAATCCGTAAGGAAAAAGAGATAAGCGCATATATCGAAGCGGTTGAGGATTCCGAAATAAAGCTCATAATGGAGTTGCGCTTTCTTCGGTTTATGACTTATGAACAAATAGCAGCCGAAATACACCTAGAACGAACAACGGTAAGCAAAAAGCTGAGAAATTACCTGAAAGACAGCCGATGAAATGAAAATTCCCACAATTCCCATTACATATCTGTTAAAATGATATTGTGGGAGTTTAACAAAGGGCTTTTTCATTACTCCGTTTTTTGTTTTCCCAACGGCGGCTATGTATGAGCAGGTACATGGCCGCCATCCTTTCCCATAGGAGATAGTAATGAATATCAAAGAAATTGCAATAAGCAAAATAAAGCCTTATAAGCACAACCCCCGAGACAATGACGATGCGGTTCCGCTCGTTATGGCGAGTATTCAGGAATTCGGGTTTAAGGTTCCGATAGTCCTTGATAGGGATAATACCATCGTCTGCGGTCATACAAGATATAAAGCAGCAAAACAGCTCGGACTTTCAAAGGTCCCTTGCGTTATTGCTGACGATCTGACCGATGAGCAGATAAAAGCGTTTCGCCTTGCGGATAACAAGGTTTCCGAGAAGGCGAAATGGGATAAAGGACTGCTTGACCTTGAACTTGACGGAATATTCGATATTGATATGACCGTCTTTGACTTTGACATATCTGACGATGAACCGGTTGAGGCTGAAAAGAAGTCGCACCGGGAGAATACATACGAGATATACAATCTTGAGCTCGTTGACCTGGAGAGAGTGACCGGCTTTTATCAGATGCCGATTCTTGAAAAGTGCCTTATTATACCGACAGACTTAATCGGCTTCAATTATATGCTTTCGAGCACAGACACGAACACCGGAATTCACTGTTTCGTTGACGATTACCAATTTGAGCGCCTCTGGAGCAATCCGTATAAGTATGCGGACAGAATAGCGGAGTTTGAATGCTTCCTTACGCCCGATTTCAGCTTGTATATGGATATGCCGATGTCAATGAAGATATGGAACATCTTCCGCAGCCGTCTTATAGGACAGTTTTTACAGGACCAAGGCGTTGATGTTATACCAACGGTAAGTTGGGCGGAAAAAGACACCTTCGATTTCTGTTTTGACGGAATTGCTGAAGGTTCGGTTGTTGCGATAAGCACAATCGGCGTGAAGAACAGCGATTATTCAATGCAGATATGGCGTGACGGCGTTGACGAACTGATTAAGCGCATAAAGCCGTATGCGATTTTGGTATATGGCGGCGAGGTTGAGTACGATTACGGTGACACTCCCGTATATTATTACAAAAACAAGGTCACAGAACGCTTGAAAAACAGTAAGGAATAGATTATAATGGGCGGAAGAGGACAGAATTATACCATAAGAGGCAGATTACCGAATTACAAACTGGCAAGAATATTCAAGTCCAAACTCTATGATTACATTTTAGATCCCGAAAACCCTAAATCAAAGCCTTTTCTTGAGGTTGGTTACGATCGAGGACATCTTGATTTGCTTGAAAGGGACATCAGAGCTAAGCTTGAAACCAACAAAGCTTTGCAGTACGAAAATGACGAGTTTGGCAATAAGGTGTTTCAAGTCAATATGTCCTTAGGAATAACCAAAAAAGTGATGTTTACAACGGGGTGGATTATTCCTAAAGGAGAAAAGAAGCCGAGATTGACTACTGCTTATAAAAACAAGAGCAAATATTTCAAAAAGGAGTAATGAAAAATGACATTTGAAAAAGACATATTACACAAAAAAGTAAAAATAAAGGCAACAGGAGAAATCGCTTGTATCGTTTGGTATGACGAACATCCGGAACACGACAGCTTTTTACTTGATCTCGTGGAAAAAGATGAGTTGCCGCATTTTTATAAATTTGACGATTTTATTCTTTTAGAAGAATAGACAAGCCCAAATCTTTTACCGTTGACTTAAACAGTCAGCGGTATTTTTATACCCAAAAGGAGATTTGACATGACTCTTGACTGGTTTGACAAATTATTAAAAGCAAATAATGCAATCGGTGTTACGGACGATGACGTTATTTTTAACGACTATGAACTGTATAATCACAGAACCAAAGAGGAAAAGCATTATAAAGATATTTACGAGCTCGCCGAGGATAACCCGAGAATTAAAGAGATTATTCTGAACACAGAGACCTTTTATAATCCTATTGATGGCGGAAGAGGCGCTACAAGCGGAGCAATGGGCGGCGGATTCGGTCATGCCGGCGGAAGAGGAAAAGGCGAAAACGGTAAGCAGCTCTTAAACGCCGAGCTGAATATAAACACAAAGCAGCGGCATAATGTTGATGCTGTGTTAAAGCGCTTCAGGGATAAATACGGCGATGCATCAAGAGAATACGGCATTGCTATTGACGATCAGGGATATGTTCATAAGCACGTTCAGGGCAATGCGACAAGCGTAAACATAACGGGCGGTAAAGGAATGACAATTATTCATAACCATCCGTCAGGCGGAAACTTTTCCGACAGTGATTTGTTGTCCGTGTCAAGGTCCCAGGAGAAGGGCATTATCGCAACGAGCTCGAATTCAACAACAACAGCAACATACCGCTTCGAAAAAAAGAAAAGTTTCGATGCAAAGGGCTTTGAAAAGGCCGTAAAAGGCGCAAAGTGGCCTATCGGTATGAGTTATGATAAAGGCGCTGACTGGTGGCTGAGAAGGAACGCCAAAAAGTATGGTTATAAATACTCTGCGACCGGAGTGCCGAAACAGTAAGGTGATTGGATGCCAAATGCTGAAAATCTAATACCTAACAACAAACGAAGCCCGAGTGAAGTGAGAAAAAACGGGCAAAAAGGCGGAATCGCCTCGGGCGAAGCTCGCAGAAAGAAAAAGCAAACTGCCGAGCTGATGAAAGATATCCTCAACTCCTCGCTTGACGGGAAAAATTTACAATCCGTGAAAGCGTTTGCAAGCGGTCTTGAGGACGAGGATTTAACCGTTAACGCTCTTATGGCTGCGGGCCTTGTCAAGGCCGCTGCAACTGGAAATGTCAAAGCCTTCGAAGCGGTTCAGCGATACATCGGAACGGATGAGCTGACGAAGAAAGAAGAGTGGCACATCCCCATTTATGATATCACAACGGATTTCGTTGAGGTTTACCGCCTCATACACGAAGTATGGAACGGCGAAGCGGACATCCATGAGATTATATCAAAGGGCGGCCGTGGCTCGATTAAGTCCAACTTCTGGGCTGCGGTTGTTGAGGAAACGATATACAATGACGATCAGGCACATTGTGTATTTACCAGGCGATACAAGACAGACTTGCGAGGCTCCGTGTTTAATCAGTTTATGAAAACGATTATACGGCACGGGCGCATTGATGATTGGGAGTTTACAACCTCGCCGATGCGGGCGGTATATAAAAAGACCGGTCAGCAAGTCTTATTTGTAGGCGCAGATAAGCCCATAAGCTTGAAGTCGTACAACATCCCCTTCGGATATGTTAAAATGCTGCTTCACGAAGAGGCGGACGAAATGGCGGGCGTTGCTCAGATGGATAACATCGAGGACACCTTCCTTCGTGCCGACACTCCGGCGATTGATGTCAAGATATTCAATCCGCCGCAGAGTGCGAACAACTTCATGAACGCTTATGTTGAAGAAAAGCGCAACGATCCGAAAACATATATAACACATTCATATTATTACAATGTCCCCGTCAAATGGCTCGGCAAGCGCTTCTTTGAGCGTGCTGAGTGGTTTAAGCAACATAAATCGAGATATTATCAGAACAACTATCTCGGCGAGGTTACGGGAACGGGCGGCGTAATATTTGAAAATGTCGAAGCACGGAAACTCACTGATGACTTTATCAAGGAGCTTCCGTATTTTTATTACGGCTTGGACTTCGGATATGAACATCCGCAGGTATTTATAAAAGCCTA